TAATTGATGAAGGCAAAACATCTGATGACGAACTTAAAATTATTCCAGACTGCAAGGTATTTGTTCAGAAGCAGAGAAACGCACAATGGGAAGGTAGTTTTAACTTTTGGTTTGATGCTAAAGGATTACGATACAAGGAAAGCCCATGAGCATAAATGAATTTTTAAAATCTATACAAAAGCATTTTGGTAACGTAGAATATAAAGCCACTTCCAAAGACGGACAAACATTTAAAAGTAAAGGATGGGATCATGCTGAAATGGAATTTAGTAGAAAGCAACCTAGAAAATCTGATTATAAAATTAAGATCACTTGATTGGACTAAAAGATGGCGTGTAACAGTTGTAGAAGCTAAAGCAAGTCGTAGTTTAGAGCAAAACGAAAGGTTATGGGAGCTTTATACAAGCATTGGTAACCATTTAGGCATAGACAAACAAAACATGCACGAACTTATGTCTTATCGTTTGCTTAGATCACAAACAGAAATATGTGGCTTTCCATGTGAAGTTATCAAATCTACTACCAAACTTACTACAAGCGAAATGTCAGAATATCAACACCAAATAGAAATATGGGCGCAAACTATGGGATGGGGATGGGATCTATGAACGTATTATCATTATTTGACGGAATGTCATGTGGACAAATAGCATTAAACCAATTAGGATTTAAAGTAAATAATTACTTTGCATCTGAAATAGACAAAGATGCTATGAAAATAGCTAAAAAGAATTTTCCTAATATAAATCATATTGGTGATGTAACAAAAGTTAAAGGTAGTGAATTGCCTAAAATAGATTTACTTATTGGTGGTAGTCCATGTCAAGGTTTTAGTTTTGCTGGTAAACAATTAAACTTTAACGATCCTAGAAGTGCATTATTTTTTGAATATGTAAGATTACTTAAAGAAACTAATCCAAAATACTTTTTACTTGAAAATGTAAGAATGAAAAAAGAATCAGAAGATGTTATTAGTGAATATCTTGGTGTTAAACCAATAACAATTAATTCATCTTTAGTATCTGCTCAAAACAGAAAACGATTATATTGGACTAATATTCCTAATGTTACTTTGCCTGAAGATAAAGGTATTTTGTTAAAAGATATATTGGAGATTGTAGTGGATGACAAATACAATTTATCTGAAGCTAAAATAGATAGAGTATTAAACACCCAAAGAGGAAAAGGATTTTTTTATTCATCTGAAACTCACGATAAAATAGGAACATTAATTGCTGGTTATCATAAAGTACCTACAGATGGAGCTTATATTGCAGCAGCCATTTGTGGTAGATATTTAGATGATGGTTCAATTCAACAACAATTAGAAATGAGAAAAGACAACAAAACAAATACACTTACTACAGTTCAAAAAGATAATGTAGTTGTTAAAGATAAAGTTTGTAGAAAACTTACACCTACAGAATGTGAAAGATTGCAAACAGTTCCACCGGGATACACAGAAGGCGTATCTAATACATCTAGATATAAAATGCTTGGTAATGGATGGACTGTAGATGTTATTAAACATATATTTGGGAACATGAATGAACTATAGAAACCCTAAACTACTTAAAATAGCTAATGGCGCACCATGTATGATGTGTTCTATGCAAGACGGTACTATAGTGGCTGCACATAGCAATCAGTTAAGAGATGGTAAAGGTACAGGTATAAAGGCCCATGATCACCGTATAGCGTTCTTATGCCACCAATGCCACCACATGATAGATAATGACAAATCATTAGATAAACATGATAGAATAGCAGCATGGGAAGAAGCGCACAGAAAAACTATAGGGTGGTTATTTACTAACAACCATATACAAATAAAATGAATAAAATAGAATTTGGTGATTGTAGAGTGATAATGAAACGCTGGAAAGATGAAGGCGTTAAAGTGCAAACCTGTGTAACTTCTCCACCTTATTTTGGTTTACGTGATTATGGAGTTGATGGTCAAATTGGTTTAGAACAAACAGTTGGAGAATATGTTGCTAACATGGTAGATGTATTTAGACATGTATGGCATATACTTGAAGATGATGGAACTGTATGGTTAAATTTAGGCGATAGTTATGCTAGAACAGGTGGAGACTCTTCTAAAAAGGGTAGACATTGGGATGGAAGAAAAAATAACCCCAATACAGGTCATAATAGATTTGCTGGTGATATTGGTTTAAAAGCAAAAGATTTAATTGGAATACCATGGAGAGTAGCATTTGCTTTGCAAGATTTTGGATGGTATTTAAGACAAGATATTATTTGGCATAAACCAAACCCAATGCCTGAGTCTGTAACTGATAGATGCACAAAATCCCATGAATATATATTTTTATTATCTAAATCACCACAATATTATTTTAACAATGAAGCCATAAAAGAACCATGTATTAATTCAGCAGAAGAACAAATAGCTAAAAGAAATAAAAAGCAACATAGAGAAAATGCTTCTAAAGAAGAATCTAAATATGTGCAACATAACTTTAGTAAGGTTAAAAAAATATACGAAAAAAGAAACAAAAGGGATGTATGGACAGTTAATGTGAAACCATATAAAGGCGCACATTTTGCTACATTTCCTAAGGAATTAATTACCCCATGTATATTGGCAGGAAGTAAAGAAAATGATATAGTGTTTGATCCATTTATGGGATCAGGAACAACAGCTCAAGTTGCTAAAGAATTTAATAGGCAATATCTTGGATGTGAATTAAATACAGATTATGAATTACTACAAAAAGAAAGATTAGCATGAAATATTTAGTAGGTATCATAGGTATATTATTTTTACCTTTTGCAATAATCTTTGTGGCTTTTGAAGCAGCTTGTGTTTATATTGTTAATTCTTGTAACGAGGAATAATTATGGCAGATAAAAACCCTATCACAGGTGATCTATTACAATCACGCATAAACAGTAAAGAGTTTGAAGAAAACTTTGATCGTATATTTAGACGTAAACAAACATTTGAAGAATTACATTTAGAAGCAAACAATTACTTTGCAGAATATGAATTGCATCCTAGTACAGGAGAAGTGCAAAAGCGTTTTGTAGATGGTGTATCTAAACCTAATGGAGAACAATTTGGCAACGAGTCCGACTCAACTGAGTCTTAAAAAGTTAAGAGATGAAGGATACACCGTTGCTATAGTAGAACATTGGAACAGTTTTGCCAGAATACGTCAGGATCTATTTGGATTTATAGATATACTAGCTTTAAAGGGTAAAGAAGTATTAGCAGTACAAACAACCACAGCATCTAACATGTCAGCAAGAGTTAATAAAATAGCTGATAATGAATATGTAAATGCAGTTCGTGATGCTGGCTGGACTATTCATGTACATGGCTGGCATCAAGACGATAAACGTAAATGGCATTGTAAAGTGAAAGACGTCAGTTGAAATTTCAATCAGAGCATTATTATTATCAATACAAAGATGCGGTAATAGAAGCAATAGGCGAGGATAAAATGACTTGCCAGGATATGTCTTTAAAATTAGGTGTGCATTACAACAGAATTAAATGGGTTATGTATAGGCTTAGAAATGAAGATCATCTTACATCATACAAAATAAATGACGTTACATATTATCTCAAACCTAAACCGCATCCATTACAGTCTATATTTGGCCATGAAGTAAAGTTTACAGAAGATCAAATAAAAGGCTCACAAGTTTACAACGATAAAGACGCAAAACATAATTTAAGATTTAACCCAGATCAAGATTCATTTCATGGTAGTTCTATAGTAGGTGAAGGAGTGAAAATAGGAACATGACGCAAGAAGATATTATTGCTATATATAAAAAAGTATTTCCAACAGGTTACGAGCCAGTTAGCGTAGAACGCATGGTAAGGTTTGCTAGACTTATAGAGGAAAAGGTTAAAAATGCTTAGTATGGATCGTTTATTATGTATATGCGAGGATTGGGCTTTATACATGAAAGCACATGATAGTCATAAGTTAGGTTTCCCTAAAAAAGCAGTAGGATTTAGTTCAGGTGGTGAATCTACAGCAGATGCTTTTGAAGATATGGTATCAGCTCAAGACTTAAAAAATGTACATACAATGGACAGTATCATTCATTCATTACCAAAAGAACAACAGGAAGCTATCTACACACGCTTTTTAAAGACTAGGAAGCCATTTGCCTATGAATTTAAGCTAGAGCTTGCTATGGATAATCTTATGACTATTGGCGGCAGACGTATAAATGCCTAAAATAATCTACACAAGCATACTGATTTTTGGTATAATCGCAGATGTGGGATAATTGTATCTATATGTTCCGCATAAGCTCACTTAAAACGTGGGCTTTTTTTATATCATTACATAGGGAATCAAGTGAAAATCACAGTATGCCAAGATTGCGGAGACGTGTATGACTACACCGGATACCCTACTTGCCCTGAATGTATTAGAGATGGTGATACAACTAAAAAAGAAATACCCAAATTACTTCAGAAAGAACAAGATGCCTTACTCAGCCAAACAGAATAAGCTTTTTAGAGCCGCAGAGCATAATCCTGCTATTGCTAAAAAAGTAGGCATTCCACAAGCAACAGCTAAAAAACTGGCAGCAGAAGGTGTAAAGAAAGATCCCCATAAACTAGCGCAAGCCCTAATGAGTAAATAATATGATCGGTTCACCAGAAAACAACTTCAATACTATGCAAAACCAACAACCTAGAAATCAAATGCTAGGTAATGCTTTGCGTAATACATCTAATTACAGACAACCTAACCCAGCACAACCAAGCATGTTACCAGCAAGCCAATACGGTAACCCTACTCCACAGATGAGTAATATGCAGATGCCACAATCAAACGCATCATTTAACATGCAACCACCAATACCTAACATGAACCAAGCACCACAAGGCCCTATGAATATGGGCCAATCACAAGGCCAAAACAGATTTGGTGTAGGATTAGCCAAACCAATGCCACAAATGACACAGGTATCCTAATATGAATGAATTTATAGCCACACTATTCTTAACTAGAGAACTAGCACATAGATACCACTTATCTACTAAAAGCTATTCACAACATAAAGCTCTACAAAACTTCTACGAGGATTTACTAGACTTAACAGATGATCTAGCAGAAATCACACAGGGCGCACATGGCCTATTAGATATACCTATCCTTACAGAAAAGAAATCATACAAAGAACCTTTATACTGTATAGCTGACAAACTACAATACATAGAGAAAAATCGCTATAAAGCATATAGCAAAGAAGATACAGCATTACAAAACAAGATAGACGAAATTGTAGCAGTATTCTTAACAGCAATCTACAAGCTAGAAAACCTAAAGTAACATGGCTTCATTAAGGGATACACTAGCTAACCTTGTAGAACAATACAAGGCAGGTGATACCCCAATGGCAAACCTAATGCGTGGTGACACAGAGGGTGCTAAGAAATCAGCAGCAAATGCGTTTGAGGATCTAGCTAAAAATCCTTATGCAGGATTAGATGTATCAAATCCAATAGGTATAACAGCCACATTTATTGGCCCTAAGTCTAAACTATGGAATACAGAAGCACACGCATTAGCTCAAGCATTAGAAGCTAAAGGCACAAATCCTGAATCTATTTGGAATCAAACAGGAACAGGTCGTGGATTAGATAAACAATGGCGTCAAGAAATAAGTGATCTTGAAGCTAAATTTGAAACACCTGATACAATTAAAAATAAGATTAATAACTTAGCAGCACAAGATTTACAATCTAAAGAATTATTAAAATCAGTTAATGAAGCAAGTAAAACTAATGCTGATTTATTTCCAAAACAATTAAATGTAGCTAAAAAAGAATTAAAAGATAATATTAAAATTAATGAACGAGAATTAGGTAATAATAAAGTTATTTTAGATAAATTAGAATATAACAGTCCATTTTTAACTAAATCTGAAAACTTTTATTCTCATCCAGATCTATATAACGCATATCCTGAATTAAAAAATCTACCACTTAATTCTAAATATGAAGGTCATGGATATTATGGTTCATTTAATGGGCCTGGTGAAGGTGTAAATATATACAAAAATGCTTTTGAAGAAGGTAAAGCACCATCAACTGCTGCACATGAATTTCAACATGCTATTCAAGAAATAGAAGGCTTTAATAAAGGTGGAAATGTGTCAGAAGGATCTACATATTTACAAAATCATCTTCCTGAACAGTATATGCAATACATTAGTGAATCTAACCCAACAAAGCAATATGAAATGGCTAGAGATGCTTACAGAAAATTAGGTGGTGAAGCTGAAGCTAGGCTAACACAAAACAGATTACACATGAATGAAGATCAAAGACGTATGTTTTATCCATTTAAATACTTACCTGAACATGGTGGATTAGATATACAACCAAATGAAGCACTTATTAGAGGTTTAAAAGAATTTAACAAATAACAACGAGGAATCAGGCTACCCTGATTATTAGTATATGGAATTAAACGAACATTTAGCAAAAGCTAGAGAGATTGCCGCAGAAGCCAATAAAGGCAATACACATTCTAGTAAAAACAATAGGTTATGGGCTGATACTCTAAAGAGAGCCTTATTACAAGCAGATGGTAATAAGATCAGAGCTATTGCAGAAGCATTAATAGAGAAAGCAGCGTCAGGTGATGTATCAGCTATTAGAGAACTAGGTGATAGAGTAGATGGTAAACCTACACAGCAAATAGACCAAACTACTGAACATAGTGGTGAGGTTACATACACATGGAAGAAATAGTAATACCCTATACTCCACGAGAAGCATTTAACCCATTACACGATACAGATAAAAGATGGGCTGTAGTAGTTGCTCACCGTAGAGCTGGTAAGACAGTAGCTTGTGTTAATCATCTTATAAGAGAAGCACTCATTACACAGCGCACAGACTTTAGAGGAGCTTACTTAGCACCCTTCTACCGTCAAGCGAAATCAGTCAGTTGGGATTATTTTAAATATTTTAGTAGGTCAATACAAGGTACTACCATAAACGAATCTGAAATGCGTATAGATTTTGCTAATGGTGCAAGAATACAATTATTTGGTGCAGACAATGCAGATAGCCTTCGTGGACTATTCTTTGATCTATTAGTAGCAGATGAGTATGGTGACTGGAAACCGTCAGTATGGAATTACGTTATACGCCCAGCGTTAGCCGATAGACAAGGTAAAGCTATTATTATTGGCACACCTAAAGGTCGCAACCAATTCTGGGAAGTGTATAACAGGGCTACTACAAGTAGCGAATGGTTAGCACTCAAGATCACAGCATCACAAAGTAATATACTTCTGCCTAGCGAGTATGACTCCTTAAAAAGAGAAATGACTGAAGATGCTTGGCGACAAGAGATGGAATGTGATTTTGACGCTGCTATACCTGGTGCAATATGGGGTAGAGAGTTATACCAAGCCGAACAAGAACACAGAATCACAGAAGTTAAGTATGATAAAGAAGTCCCTGTACACACAGTATGGGATCTAGGATATAGTGATGATACTGCTATATGGTTCTATCAGGTCATTCATGGGGAAGTCCATGTGATTGACTATTACGCTTCAAGTGGTAAGGAAATAGCTCACTATGCTGCGCAAGTGCTTACCAAACCTTATAAGTTTGGATTACATTATCTACCGCATGACGCTAAAGCTAAAACTTTAGCATCTGGTGGTAAATCTATTGTAGAACAGTTAGCTTCTCACTTTGAGTGGAAGAACATGCGTATCACTACTAACCTATCTATTATGGATGGTATACAAGCTGCAAGACTTATGTTTCCGAGAGTATGGATTGATAAGGAAAACTGTGCAGACGGATTAGAAGCTTTAAAGCAATATCAACGTGAATGGGATGAGGATCGCAAGATATTCAAAGATAAACCTAAACACGATTGGACATCTCACGCTGCTGACGCATTTAGATACCTAGCTGTATGTTGGCAAGAAGAAGCTAAGATAGAGAAGAAGGAAGAACCTAGAGGATTGCATGTAGGTAAGACGAAAGTAACATTAAACGAATTATGGGAATCAGCCCCTAAAACACAAGGTAAAAGGATATAAAATGGCAGGCACAAATCAAAACGTAGGTGGTTATAAATTATTAACAGCAACAGGTAACGTATGTCCATTTGGTACTAGCTTACTAGGTATATTTGCTTCAACATCTACAGTAGGCACAGTAACTATTTATGATAGTGCTACTACAACAACTACAGCTAAAGTAATTGATACAGTAACATTGGTAGCAGGCACATGGTATCCAATGCCAATTAGTACAACAGCAGGTATTTATATTGTTGTTACTGGTACATTATCAGCAACTGTGGTCTTTGCATAAGCATGACTAAAGTAGAGTTATACCTAAATACTGTTACGCAGTATGATAAAGAGTTTGCTAAATGGGCAAGCCGCACAGATAAAATATTGCGTAGATACAGAGATGAACGTCAAGTAAATTCCGTACAATCACGCTATAACATGCTATGGGCTAATGTAAGCACATTAAAAGCTGCTACATTCTCACGCATGCCTAAAGCGGATGTGTCACGCAGATTTAAAGACAATGATCCAGTAGGTAGAGTTGCATCCATGATTCTTGAAAGAGCTATGGATTTTGAGATTACTCACTACGGTGATCTTAAACATTGTTTAGAAGCGTCTGTATTTGACAGATTTTTAGGTGGTCGTGGATCAGCATGGGTTCGTTATGAGCCTAAGATTGAGTCACAAGACTATGCTGTATCAGAACAAGATGAAGAATCAGAAGAATCAGCAGAATATTTAGATTCAGAAGCAGCACCGGTAGACTATGTACATTGGAAAGACTTTGGACATGAGCCAGCAAGAACATGGGATGAAGTAAACAAGGTATGGCGTAAGGTTTACTTATCACGCAAAGCATTAGTAGAACGATTTGGTAAAGAACTAGGTGAGAAGATTCCACTAGATTCAAGCCCAGACGATCAGAAATATAAAGACTCAGATGGTATTGGTAAAAAAGGCCTTATCATTGAGCTATGGGATCGTGAAACTAAAAAGGTATTATGGATTTCTAAGTCACTTAATGAAATCTTAGATGAAAGAGATGATCCTTTACAGTTAGAAGAATTTTTCCCTTGCCCTAAACCACTCTACGCAACTATTACTAATGAAACATTAGTACCTATTCCAGATTTCACACTTTATCAAGATCAAGCTAATGCTTTAGATGTACTCTCTACACGCATTTCTGGCCTTATAGACGCATTAAAAGTTCGTGGTGTATATGACGCATCAGAACCAACATTACAACGCTTATTTACCGAAGGTGAAAACAATACTCTTATCCCAGTTAAAAATTGGCCTGCGTTTTCTGAGAAACAAGGTCTTAGAGGTGCGATTGATATTGTTGATATTACACCTATTGCTATGGCTCTTAAAAATGCTTATGAAGCTATGGCTCAGCTTAAACAAGAAATCTACGATATTACTGGTATATCTGATATTATTCGTGGCCAATCTAATGTTATAGAGACTGCAACATCAGCTCAAATCAAGAGCCAATTTGCATCCTTACGCTTAAAAGAATATCAAGACGGTGTAGCTTTCTATGCTTCTAACATTCTTAAACTTAAAGCTCAAATTATCTGTGGTCAATTCCAACCTGAGACATTAGTCAAGATTGGTGGAGTATCACAATTAAGCCCAGAAGATCAAGCATTAGTACCACAAGCTATTGCTATGCTAAAAGACAATCCTATGCGTACATTCCGTATAGAAGTAGCTACAGACTCTATGCTTTACCAAGATGAACAACAAGAAAAAGAAGATCGTGTTGCTTTCTTGGGTGCAGTAGGCCAATTCTTAGAAAGAGCTACACAAGCATCACAAGGTATGCCACCAGAAGCTACTCCATTACTTATGGACTTACTCAAATTTGGTGTAACAGGTTACAGAGTAGGCAGAGTATTAGAAGGTGAGTTTGATAATGTAGCAGATGCTATTAAAGAACAAGCTAAACAACCTAAACAACCTAAGCAAGATCCAGAAATGATGAAGATTCAAATGGAAGCTCAAGCTAGACAATCTGAACTACAAAATGAAACACAAATGCGTGAACAAGAGATACAATTAGAAGCTCAAAAACAAGAAGCTCAAGCACAAAACGACATGAAAGAACGTCAGCACAAAGCAGAGCTAGATCAAGCCCTAGAAAAACAAAGATTAGAGTTTGACGCTTGGAAATCTAAACTAGAAAATGAAACTAAGATATTTGTGGCTGAATTAGAAGCTAAAACAAAACTTAAACAACAATACATGCAAGCTAATCCGTTAGCTGATCCATTAGTAGACGTTGGCATAGATGGTAACTTACATCTTACAGACGAAATCTCTGGTGTGTTAAGTGCAGTAAACCAAAACGTAGCTGAGTTAATTAATGCTAATCACATGCACAATCAAGAGTTGGCTGCTAAACAAGAAATGGCACATCAAGCACTTATTGAACACATGACTAGACCAAAAACAGTTATTCGTGATTCGAATGGTAAGATTATAGGGGTTAAATAATGGCAATAACCATTAAACATGCCAAGACGGATACCATAGCGGATTGGACACAAGCCGATTTAGATGCACAGATTGCATTAGGTAACTTTCCTGCTGGCACAGTCTTAGCTGACATTGTATTGCCTTCTGATTGGAATAACGATCATACAATTTCTGGTACAGTTGCTATTTCTAATGGCGGTACTGGTCAAACTACAGCTAATGCAGCTATTAATGCTTTATTACCCAGCCAAACAAGTCAATCAGGTAAAGTTTTAAGCACAGACGGTACAAACACATCATGGATTGCAGCCGGTGGTACAGGAACAGTTACTTCTGTAGCATTAACAGCACCATCTATATTTTCTGTAAGTGGAAGCCCAATTACAGCAGCAGGTACACTAGCTTTAACATATTCAGGCACAGCATTGCCTGTAGCTAACGGTGGATCAGGTGCTACTACACTTACAGGATATGTAAAGGGTAACGGTACATCTGCGTTTACAGCAAGTGCAACAGTACCAAGCACAGATATTACTGGCTTAGGTACAATGTCTACGCAAAATGCTAACTCTGTAACTATTACAGGTGGCACAGTAAATGGTACTACAATAGGTGCTACTACAGCTACAACAGGTGCATTTACTACACTTACTGCTTCTACAAGTTTAACTACACCAACAGTTCAAGCAACAAATTCAGGTGGATTGTCTCTTAAAAATTCTGCTGGTACTACTCAGATGAGTATGGGTGCTGGTGGTGGAGATAATATTTCATTAAATGTTTCTACAAACTTAAATGGCTCTAATGCACAAATAGATATTAGTCCTACTGGTACTGGTCATGTACATATTAATCCAACAGGATCAGGAAGTATTCAAGTAAATCCTACTAGCGTAGGTACAATAGATAACATGACTATAGGTGCTACAACACCTAAAAATGGTAGTTTTGTAGACTTTAGTGTAACAGGTACAACCAGCTTTGATGGTTCACAAGGTACAGCAGGTCAAGTATTAACTTCTGCTGGCACAGGTGCAACTCCTACATGGACAACACCTGCTGCAGGAACAGTTACAAGCGTAACAGGTACTGCTCCGGTAGTATCATCAGGTGGTGCAACACCAGCAATTAGCATGGCTGCAGCATCTAGCACAGTTAATGGTTATTTAACATCCACAGACTGGACTACGTTTAATAGCAAAGGATCAGGTACTGTAACATCAGCGTCAGTAGTATCAGCTAACGGATTTGCAGGTACAGTAGCAACAGCTACAACTACACCAGCTATTACTATTTCAACATCTATTACAGGATTACTAAAAGGTAATGGTACTGCAATTAGTGCAGCTACATCTGGTACAGATTATGCTCCTGCTACTAGCGGATCATCTATTTTATATGGTAATGGTTCTGGTGGTTTTAGTAATGTAACTATAGGCTCTGGATTATCATTTAGCACAGGTACATTATCTGCAAGTGGTGGTGCAGGTGTTACATCATTCCAAACATCATTAAGTGGCCTTACACCTTCTACAGCAGCTACAGGCGTAGTTACTCTAGCAGGTACATTAGGTATTGGTAGTGGTGGTACAGGACAAACAACAGCTAATACAGCATTTAATGCTTTAGCACCATCACAAACATCAAACACAGGTAAATTCTTAAAAACAAATGGTACGGATACATCATGGTCTACACTACCTAGCAGATTAGTAGTATTATTACATAGTGGATCAACTACTGCTGATGTATCAGTTGCAAATGGTGTATTACCAATATTAAATCATGGTGGCTCTACAATTAATGTAGCAGTATCTTAACAAGGAAGAAATATGTCAAATTTTTACCCATTAGTACTTACAGGAACTTCTATAGAAGAACTGCAAACTGCTGATGCACTTATCTTACAAACACCTGCTTCTGGCACATTAACAAATTGTACAGGATTACCACTTTCTACAGGTATCACAGGTACATTACCAGTTTCTAACGGTGGTACTGGTGCGACTACTCTGACAGGTGTGATTAAAGGTAATGGTACATCAGCAATTACAGCAGCTACCGCAGGTACAGATTATGTAGCTCCAGCAACTGCAACTACATTCACAGCTACTCAAACATTTACAGGATCAACAACAGCGATAGCAGCAGTATTTCAAGACTCAGCAGAAGTAGTAACAGTATCTGCAACAGCAGCTACAGGAACTATTAATTATGATGTAACAACACAATCAGTTTTATACTATACATCTAATGCTTCAGCTAACTGGACAGTTAATGTAAGAGGGAATGGCACAACATCTTTAAATACTTTAATGTCTACAGGACAAGCAATTACAGTAGTATTTTTAGTTACACAAGGTGCAACAGCATATTACAATAATGCTCTCCAAATAGATGGTTCATCTGTCACACCTAAATATCAAGGTGGCACAGCATGGACTGCTGGTAATGCTTCAGGAATTGATGCTTATTCATACACTATCGTTAAAACAGGTTCAGCAGCTTTCACAGTATTTGCAGCACAAACACAGTTTAAATAGGAATTAGTTAATGCCATTATTGTCAAGATTAGCTGTTGCTTCAGCAAGAGGATTTGGGGCATTATCAGCAGCGAAAATTATAGTATCAGCAAATTATCTTGTTGTAGCTGCTGGTGGGGGCGGTGCAGTTTATGGTGGTGGTGGTGCGGGTGGACTTAAATCTGGAACTGCATCACTTATTAAAGGACAAGTTTATACTGCTACGGTAGGGGGCGGTGGTGCTTACGGATTAACCGGTGTAAGTAGAGGAACAACGGGAGATAATTCTTCTATTGCGGGAACAGGACTTACTACTATTACATCATCAGGTGGTGGTGGTGGTGGTGGTGGTGATGGTGCAGCAGGATTAAAAGATGCTTTATCTGGTGGTTCTGGCGGGGGCGGTTCTTATTCTAGTGGTACAGGCGGCACTGGAATTTCAGGGGAAGGTTTTGCAGGCGGTACTGCTTCTGCAAGCACATATCATGGTGCAGGTGGCGGTGGTGCTGGAAGCGTTGGGGCAAATGGTGTATCAAATAATGGTGGTAATGGTGGCACAGGAGCAACTTCATCCATTACTGGAACATCTACATTTTACGCTTCAGGTGGCTCTGGAGCTTCTTATTATGGGACACCAGGCACTGCTTCTGCTGGCGGTGGGGGCGGTTCTTTTGGCGCACAAACAAATGGTGGAAACGGAACTGCTAATACAGGCGGCGGTGGGGGTGGTGGGGCGTGGGGTGCTGGCGGGATTCATGGCGGTACAGGCGGCTCAGGCGTAGTTATTCTATCAGTTCTTACATCTCTTTATTCAAGTACAACTACAGGAAGCCCAACTATAACAACAAGCGGTTCAAATACTATTATTAAATTTACAGGCACAGGAAGCTATACTGCTTAACAGGAAAAACATGGCACATTTTGCACAAATTGAAAATAATATAGTTACTAAAGTAGTTGTAGTAAACAACAAAGAGACTGCTAATGAACAAG